TCAGAGATTTCCGAGAGCTTTTTCATAAAATGTTACAGCATTTTTTGCATTCTCTTTTGAGAGGTGGCTATAGATGTCCATGGTCATTGATATTCTAGAATGACCAAGACGATGCTGGAGTTCCTTGTAGGGTATTCCAGAGTTTAGCAGTAGACTAGCGTGGGTGTGGCGGAAGCCATGAAAACCGATATTAGGCAGCCCAATATTCTTGAGGCGTGTTGTCAGCCTATTTCCTAAGGTCTTATCCTCAGGATAGTCATGGATAAAGTCGGAAAATACTACCGTTTCAGAACGTCCGAGGGTCCAAGCCTCTTGTATCTGTCGCCGTCTGTATTCTTTCAGCATGGCTACTGTCTGGCTATCGATGTCTATATCACGTATGCTAGCGTTTGATTTTGGGGAGTTGATTGATCCATAGCGGTTTAGTGTCTTCGTGATGCTGACCGTGGCGTTGTTCAAGTCAATATCTGACCAGCTAAGCGCTAGGGCTTCATTGATACGGCAACCAGTGGCCAGCAAGAACTTGTATAGGGTGGCTTCATACAGATTTCTGTAATTGGTTAAGTCTAAGCCGTCCAAGTAGCTAAGAAACTGTTTAAGCTGCTCGTCGTTGAAATGTTTTACCTTCTTCCGAGTGGCTTTTTTTGCGTTCCTGGGCAATATGACTTCCCGAGCTGGATTGTATGGCAGAACTTGCATAACAACACCGTATTGCAATATACGTTTGTTCAGCGCGTGGATTTTGTCATAGTGCAGATAGGCACCAGCTTCCCCTGTATTTGCTTTGTCTGCTAATTTGATGACGATGCTTTGGATAAGTGGGGTCGTCAGTTTATCGAGCTTATAGGCTCCGAAAAGTGGTATAACATGATTTTTCAGTAAGCCCCTGATGTTCCCACGGGTATTTGGTTTTACTGTGTGCTTATAGCTACTCCACCACAATTCTGCCAACTCTTTATAACTGGTTATGGTGGCACTTTGGTAGCGTGTTGCCCCGTCTGTTCTAAAAGTTGCAATAGCTTGCTGAGTTTTGTTTTTAACCTCCGTTTTTGTCCTACCCGTGACATTAGTCTTGACTTTCTTACCAGTGATGGCATCTATTCCTAGATAAACACTGGCACGGTAGACAATGCTACCATCTTTCTTTTTTACCTCAGTTATTTTCATGATCATAAACCTTTCTAAACATCAGCAGGCAAGCTGTTATTAAAAGGGTTTTAGATTGAGTTGGTTTATATCATGCGTAGGGCTACGAGAACAGCCCTATTTTCGTTTATTTTAAGTGGGCAGGGTAAATATACCAGTCGAGAGTTAAAAGCGAATACAGACGATTTTGGGGCGTTTGACAGGGTGAGCGGTATTCTGATATGATAGACAAGCCCCCGGACTTTATTGAAGGGAGGTGATACCGTGGCAGAAATCATACTTACCACGTTTTTTCTGCCTTTGTTGGTTGGTATTCTGACAGTACTGTTTGAATATTGGCTAAACAATCGCAGAAAGTAGCCCCAGGGGCAAAAGAAAAACCCTCAACGTTGCGACCGTTGGGGGCTTTTTTGATACCGTGCTAACATTCTTACCACGTTTGTTAACACCATCAGTATAGCACCCCCTTATTCAGTTGTCAAATGGTTTTATCTTACCTTTGATGGTCACACACCACCCTAGAAGCATTAAAACCTAGCAAAGTACCAGAATAACACGGATTTACATTGCTTTTTGTGTTCGTATCATGATGATAATACCACGCGCCGAATGCTAAGGTATAGCTAATATAGAAGCTATGGTTTGCTATGGTTGCTAAAATATACAACCTGACAAAACCTGACATTTTTTCAGCTCCTAACAAAACCTAACTTTTTTTAGCTATTGACTTTTCTTGACTTTTTTAATGCGGACTTCTGCGGACTTTTTTCACTCCACACAGTCCGCTAGAAAGCCCCTAGGCGCGTGGAATAACTTGGTAGGGTAAATGTACCAGAGAAGTGTTTGAACGTGGTGAGGGGCTTGTAGGGAGCGTGGGTTAGTGGTGATTTTTCTTATCTTCAACTTCTGACCATTTGTCTAATGAATAGCCTTTGAAATCTTCTCCGACTATTTTGTCAGAAAGACTTTTGATTAAATCGAAAACAAGCTGTTTATCTGAATTATCGAGGAGCTCAAATAATAGTATCATTTCTGCTTCCTTTGTGTGCATCAAATTATTATCATTGTCAAACATTGAAAATTGTATGAATTCATTTGAAAGTGTATTCTCCAAAAAACGTTTCATACGTTTTTCTCCGATTTTTTTTGCTATCTCATCGTACACTATTCCAGCAGCACCTCCATAAGGTGTATCATACACAAGGTTTTTGATATCCGTTGTTTTTTCATATTCACTATACCCCAACAGATACCCGACACTCACACCAAAATGGTCAGCAAGTGCTTGGGCTTTGTCTGGTTTGATTTGTCTTTCACCATTTTCCCAATATATGTAAGAGCGTTTACTCACTCCGGCAACTTCTGCAACCTGGTCTTGAGTTTCGCCTTTTTCTTTGCGTAAAATTTTCAATCTATTCATAATTTCAACACCTTTCAGTTGTGATTATATCATTAAAAATTTAAGAAGTGAACAAAAAATACAACTTTTTCAAAAAAAAGTATTGACAATGAATAAAAAGTGCAATATAATCAAAATCGTCAACACAAGTTGAACAAAAAGTGCAATAACCGACCTCAACACCTTTCAATCTATTCAGGTTGGTTATCAAAGAGAAAGGAGCAAGGACCATGAAGAACAATATGCGGGTATTACTAGCTAAACGCCGTGAGAAAGTTTCACACGTTGCAGAGGCTACAGGCATTTCAAAAAGCACTCTGACGGCTTTGTACTACGAACGTACCAAGAAGCCAGATATTACAGTACTTCAAAAAGTCGCAAACTATTTAGGCGTGACGATTGATGAACTACTAACGCCAGAGGAATAAGAAAGGAGCAGGCAAGCGATGAGGAGGAACTACAGTAAAGTCATTGAAGAAATGCGAACCACTCACGGGCTGAACTTGGTTGCTATTGGTCAGCGTATCGGAACAGACCCCCGAACAGTTGGCAAGTGGGCAAAAGGAAAAAACAAACCTAACCAAGAGATCCGAAAACGATTAAACAGACTTTATAGAGAGGTAAAGCAGGACATGACAACACAAAACACAATCGAACCATTCGAAGATTTTTACGACTGGTCAAAAATGAAGAAAAAGAAACCGACTACCGAGGTTATCGCTACTCAACAATTTGGAGATAAGTCTTTTGAAATATACGGAAACAAAGATAATCCGCTTTTTATTGCCGTTGAAGTGGCTGAAATGATTGAAGTACAAAATACAACCGACTTATTAAAAAGGATTGATGAAGATGAGAAGCTGACCTATGTAGTATCTAGGGCAGGTCAAAAACGAGAAGTAAACATGTTAACTGAGTTTGGACTTTATGAAGTGCTATTTCAATCACGTAAGCCAAAAGCCAAAGAGTTCAAGAAAGTAGTCAAAAACATCTTGAAAGAAATTCGAGTAAACGGCTACTACATGCAGGGCGAACTTATTCAAGACCAACCGCCCCACCCCTTACCAGGTATCAGCGACCTAACTTATATCAAGAATAAGATTGCAGAGGTGCAGGAAATGGACAACCTAGCAGACATCACTGCAGGGCTTGAGCGAGTGACTAAGCTGGTGGCAGTCATTGGAGGTTAGTCAATGGAATTAGTTTACATGGACGGACGGAAAGAGCCGTATACATTGAGCAGTATTATTTCAGATAATGCTGAAATAACCCATCACGCAGTGAAAGAACAAATTAGAAAGCACTTAGCGGAGCTTGAAAAATTCGGAAAGGTTGCATTTAAAATGACACCTTTAGAAAGTGGACAAAGTAAACGCGACTACATTCTAAACGAACAACAGGCTACTTTACTCATTACATTCTTGAGAAACACCGCCCCAGTTATTGCTTTCAAGTCAGCACTAGTCCGAGCATTCTTTGAAATGCGTGACGAGGTGGCAGAGTTTCGCTATCAGAGGGCGCTAGAGAAGCCCAAGCGCAAGGCATTGCATGAAGCTATTGAAACATGGCAGGAAGCCCCAAAACACGCGCACAGCACTGTTACAAACCTCTTGCTAAAGGGAACTACTGGAATGAACAAACGCCAGCTAGTGGCACACCGTGGCGGATTTAATGGCATTGACAGCCTAACCAGTCAGGAGTTAACCAGATACCAGGCACTAGAAGACATGGCTATTGCTATGATCAACTTAGGCATGACATACCAAGATATTAAGAATATGGTATTCAGAAAAAACGCACCACAAGGCGCGTGAGAGCAACAAAAAAAGGCTTACCGAGACCAATCAGCAAAGCCTTTTAACCACTAACTAAAACAAAATTAACAAGCAGGCAAGCTGTTATTAAAAGGGTTTTAGTAAAGATTTTTATAGCTAGATTATACCATATCTAGGACACTTTGACCATACAGAGGGCGCTACCCCTTAAAACTGGGCGGGATAAAAGTATTAGGTGCTGGTATCGGCATTAGGTTGCAATGGACCCAGGGCAACCTAGACCGCCCTAAGAAAATTACACACAGCAAGGTTATTATTTTGGCACAGGCTTACACGACCACAGGGGGCAACCTGGTAAGTCTGAGGCGGGCAACCGCTGGGAATAGTCTGGGCTAGGTATAGAAATCGTATAGTAAAGAACCATTAAGCAAAGTCTTTTGAACTCACGGAGACAACCCACACGGGCCATTACACAGATACAATAAAAAAACGAGGTAAGAACTACATGAAAGACAGTAACAGAGAAACGATAATCCATTTTGAAGCATCTAGCAAAGAATACGCACCCGTAAAGGCTGCAATATCGGAAGAGCTAGAGGCGGTCATCAGAAAAGTATATCAGCTAGATCATGAAACAGGATGGACATTGCACTATCTAACCGAAATCATGCTGAACCACTTTCATGAGGACGTGGCACGAGTTCAATATGGCGATTTGACACCGATTGAGTGCAGTTTGAACAGTATAGCCTCACGAGTTGAAAAAGCTAGAATAGAACTCTTAAAAGCTGGATATGAAGACAAGATTGAAGTAGGTAATCCTATGTGGTACTTAAAACTAGCCTTACAAGATTTTGAGCATATGAAAAAACTGGCCAAGAAGGAGGCTAAAAAATGCAAGAAATGACAATCGAAACAGCTTTAACTTTGATAGCAATCTTTACACCGCTGAACCTCCATCTATGGTTTGGCGTTGGTTTGGGCACTTTTCGGCTTGATATAGAGCCTAAAATCAAGACCGAGGGTAAATATACCAGACCCCTTAAAAACGAGCACTACGGGGCTTATATACAACTTGCAGGCAAACGATATAACTAGGAGGGGAAACCATGCTGACATTTAGAGAACTTGAACAAATAGCAGAAACAATACTAAAACACACTACATCAGAAGAAATGCAGTGCTATCTTGATATGGAACACGATAGTAAATTGCTTTGGATAAAATACAAAATCGCAAGTCTGGAGGTGCAGGCATGACAGAAAATCGACTACCACCACACCTATACAAAGTTTTCAAGTTACTACCGCTTGGAATGGATTTGCCAATCACCGCCCCAGACATTGAGAAGCTGACAGGCTTGGACGTTCGAACCATTCGGGAGCATATACGCCAGCTTATAGTTGATTATGGTATTCCAGTATGCGGTGGACGAGATAACAAACAAGGGGGATACTATATCCCCCAGAATGAAGCTGAGCGACTTGCCGGAGTGCTACCGCTCCAACGACAATACGACCAGGAACATAAGCGTATTCACGCGCTTTTGACTGCTGACTTAGAAGACTGGAGGAAGTATAGAGATGTTTAGCCTAAGCAGAGAGAGCGAGCAAGATCTAACTAATGGCTTGCTGGATATGGTTGGAAAGTACCTGGAGGCGCGTGAGAAAGTCAAACCAAGGACACTTGGACTAATCACAGCCCAACAGGTTAAAGATGAACTAGGCATAAAGGATAAGACTTTGAAACGCTGGGAAGATAACGGGCTAAGACGTTACCAGCCCCCGCTAGAAGATACTAGAAAAATCTTCTATAGGGTCAGTGATGTTTTGAAATTTTTGGGGGTGGAGAATGGCAAAAACTAAAATATATTTTTGGTTGAAGATTGATAAAAAATTTTTTGATAATATTTTCATTAAGAGACTGAAGACAATTCCAGGCGGTTACACTATGACAGTAATTTACATCCGTCTTATGCTTGAAAGTTTAGAAAGTGATTGCATTCTCTACTACGAAGGTTATTTTGAAAATCTCAAGGAAGAATTGGCTTTGAAGTTGGATGTGTCGGAAGATGATATTGATATGACCATGGCATACTTTACAAAATGCGGACTAATTCAGATTGACGAAGATCAAAACGCAGAGCTAACACAAGCCAAAGCCTTGGTACAACAAGAAACTAACCAAGCTTCATACATGCGAGAATACAGAAAACAACAACAAGAAAAAAAGGAAAATCTTACAATGTTAACCGAAAATCTTACTACGTTAACTACGTGTAAGACAGAGATAGAGATAGAGATAGAGAAAGAGATAGAGAAAGAGCTAGAGCTAGAGCAACAGCAACAGCAAGAAGAAAAAAATGCGGCTGCTGGAGTTGGTAAAAATATCATCTTTGAAAAACTCAAAGAAGCATTTGGGGAAATGGCAATTAGTGGAACTGTCACACAAGAAGTTGAAGACCTATTAAAGGTTCATGGGCAACGCTTGGTATTGTACGCCTTAGACGAAACTATCCTGAATGGTGGGAGGTCAATCAGATATACCCGTTCTATTCTGGAACGCTGGCAAGGTCAAGGTCTGAAGACTATCGAACAAGTCAAGCAGAATAAAATGGAGTTTGAAGCGATGAAACAACCTAGGCAAGATAATCCGGACAATTTCCCAGAAGTGCCATTTTAGAAAGGGGACAGGAATTGAGAAATCTATTTCAGAATTTACAGCACCTTAGACAGTTAGAAGCGACTTGCCCACTACATAACATCCCATTAGTCCAACTTGATAGAGCTGTCAAGGTGGTTGGAGAAGACAAACCACGGAAGCTAGAGCCTTTTTGTCCTGAGTGCGAGCAAGAACAAAAGCAACAACAGGAACAAAGGGCAGTAGAAGAGCATTTGAACGCTGGGCTTTACTCAAGGACGTATAATGTGCTTATGCGAGATAGCACAATTCCAAGGGAACTAGAGGGGGCTAGTTTTAACACTTTCAAAGCAGAAACTGCCGAGGAAAAACAGCTACTAGCTTTTGCTAAAGAGCAGGCGGAAAAGTATCTTGCAGGGCTCAAAGCAAATACCCTTATCACAGGCTCTACAGGCATCGGAAAAAGCCATCTAAGTATTGCAATGGCTAAAGCGATAAACGAGGGCTACAGGGCCAAGGGAGAGCCTAAAAGCGTGCTCTTTGTAAACCTAACGGAGCTTATCAAAAAAATCAAAGAAGGCTGGAACTACGGACAAGGGGCAAAACTGACAGAATTTGAGGCAGTGGAGTTGTTGAAGTCAGTCGATTATCTAATTTTAGATGATCTAGGGGCAAAAAATGCGATTATTAAACCCAAGAGCGACTGGGAACAAGATCTACTTTTTGATATTTTGAATAGTCGTGAGAATACAATCATCAACACTAATCTAAGTGGGTCAGAGTTGAAGACAGTTTACAACGAGCGGAACTATAGCCGTATTTTGAAAGGCTTAGAAGGTAATTCTTTCAAGTCGTTTACAATCAAGGACAAACGCTACTCAATCAACAAACTAAAACAAGAGGAACAAACACCATGACCGAACAAGAATTTTTTGAGCAGGCAGAAAAAGAGCTGGAGGAGTTAAACCAGCAACGAGCTGATTTTATGGCTATGGATTTTAAAGAACTCAATAATGCAGACTATATAAACTTTTTGACCATTGGAAACCGGATTTTTTCCGAAGATGCCACTTTGAACGTGTATGAACTCTATAAACATCCAGATACTAGGGCGAAATGCTTTGCGACCATTGCCAAAATTGCTTATCACGTCAACAATATGTTTCAGACAGAAGAGCGTATGCGTACCATGATTGATAGTCTTGAACTGCATTTTCAAAACATGGTTAAGAAACTGGTACATCAGACAGATAGTGACAAGCTGGCTGAGTTACTACTGGAAATCAAGAAAGACAATCCGAATATGACAGCAGGGCAGGAAAGCCAGTTTATACGAGATATTGCAGTTAGTGGACTATTAGCAATGCAGTAGGATGCGACACCGTGACCGATGATACCGAAATAAGGAAACTTTTCCAAATTTATCAAACAACTAGGGAGGATAAAGACATGACATACAAAACATTTTCAGACAAACCACAAACCTTTAATTTTACTTATGACTTTGAAGACTTTGACACTGCACAAGTTGCAGGGCACGCGCTTATGGGCTACATGACAGGAACATTTGAACAACCAGCTATTGAAGTGTATTATGATAATGATAAAGTGGGCGGAGATTACAACCGTTTGGCGGTGGAATATGTGGCAGATACTGAACTTACTGAAACCTTCAAGCGGATTTGTGATGGATTCAAAGACTACTACAACAATCCTGATGAGTTAACAAGCGGAGACTTGGACGAATACGAACAAGAACAGGAAATTGAACAAGAGTATATCCGTCAGCGCATGGAACAACTCAAGCAGTCAGAGGACTTTGATAGCCTACTGGAAAAAGTAGCAAGGTTAGAACTGGAACTGATGGAGCTAGCTGACAGCGTGCTAGACGATGATTATCCTGATATGGCAGTGAATGGGGTATGGGAGAATATGACGGCCGTAGATGATGAAGCAAGAAAGTTACTGAAGGAGCTGGATACCGAAGATAACTATTGCGCTTTGTGGAAGTATTCAGCAGAATAGCAGAGAGAGGCTGTAACCTCTTTTTGCTGTTTGTTTAGCTCAATAGTTTCAAAAAAAGGAATACCAAGAAATACCAAGATAAAAATAGCTATAGGGTTGAAGTGCTTTGGTAGTCTAAAAGAGATAATATTCAGACACGGTGGCGCGTGATTGAACAGAGAGCGAACAAAGAGAAAATACAAAAAAAGCCAGCACACTTGTACTGACTGTGAGTAAAAACCTAAAACTATTATATCACAGTTGGAGGACGCTAGCTTGATTTTTTTAGATACGATGATAGACGAGAAGAAAACAATAGCAATCACTAAACGGTATTTAAAACAATATCCACGATTGAAAACCATAGCACGCACTACCACCACTTTACAAAGCAATTGGAATGTATCGGACAAGGTAAAATCAGGAACGACCCGAAACACGCAAGAAGATAGATTGCTGAACGCTATCGCAGTGAGTCAGGAAGTGGAAGAAATAGAGCGAGCTATCTCAAACTTGGATAAGTTACACTGTGACATACTTACAGAAAAGTATGTCAAGCGACAGAAATCCGATTACGGTATACACCAAGATATGAACATAAGTGAGTCATGTTTTTACAAAACATTACGAACAGCTTTGGTAGACTTTGCTTGTATATTTAAGAATGGGGAATTATTGCAGTATAAAGACAGTCAGGGCTAAAATTCGGAAATACCCCCAACTTTTTTTATCGGGGGTGGGTTTGTTCGGGGTTCAACGACGCCGCCCTCTTCCGTACACAATTTTCCCTTTTTGAAGTTTTTAAGATAAAAGAATTTGACAAATGCGCATAATGCGTATATAATAAATAATGTAAGGAGGTAGAGCGCTATGCCACTTACTGGAAAAGAAATGGCAAAACTTGCAGAGGCTAACGGGTGGAAAGAAATCCGAGTTAATGGAAGTCACCACCATTTCAAAAAAGAAGGATTTTCAAAAATAGTCACAATCCCAGTTCATGGAAATAAGGATTTGGGAAAAGGGTTAGAAAAGAAAATCCTGAAAGATTTGGGGCTACTTTGAAATGCCCCTCCTCTTTCGCTTTTGGAGGTAGAAACATGTTAAAATCTTACCCAGCTATTTTTCATAAAGACGAACAAGGTTATTGGGTGGAGTTCCCAGAGTTTAGTGGTGGTACTCAAGGGGATAACCTTGAGGAAGCTATGTACAATGCCCGTGAGTTTTTAGAAAGCTCTATTGCCCTTTATATTGATGAGGGGATGGAGTTACCAAAAGCAAGCGATATAAAGGAGTTAAGCGCTCCTGATGGCTTTGTTTCAATGATACAAGCTGACCCAACACCGTATATTAAGAATAATAAAGCAATTAGAAAGAATGTGACAGTGCCTGAATGGTTAACAAAACTAGCAGACCGTGAGGGTTTGAACTATTCGGAAATTTTAACAACGGCTTTAGAAACACGATTACAAGTGTAA